AGTGCCCGAACCAGACCGATGTTTTTCTGCGAGCCTACAACCCTTGACAATGGTTGTGGGTTGTGGGGAACGGGTTGTCTCAAGGTCAAATGGCGAAGGCGCTTGGCATCAGCCAGCAAGCCGTCGCCAAAGCCGCCAAGCGCGGGATGCCACTGACCAGCGTTGAAGACGCGCTGGCATGGCGACGGGTTAACCAAAGCACCAAACGCACCAAGGTCAGCGCCGGGCCAACCCCGACCCCAGAGCCCATCGGCCTCTCCGCCCTGCCCGAACTGCCCGATGATCTGGCCGTCACCGACAAGCTTCGCCGCATAGCGGTCAATGACTTTGAGCGGGCCAGCACGATCCAAGAGCGCAGCGCCGCCAGCCGCACGGTGAAAGACGCCGAGGAGGCTCACGAGATCCGCAAGCGCGACCTCGTGCGCTCCGAGCAAGAGGCGCAAAACCTCATGCACAGGGATCAAGTGCAAACCGTCATTGCCGAGGAGGTCGGCAAGCTCCGCGCCCTGCTTGAAGCCATGCCCGGCGCCATCGCTATGGCAGCCAACCCTCACGACCCCGAACTGGCCCGCGATGCCGTAGCCGACTACTTGGAGCAAGTCTTCTCGACGTTAAGCAATACAGGCAATGCGCTGCGCGTGGATTCCTGACAGCCGCGAGAAGGCGCTGGCGATGTGGCGGGCCCAATGGGTGCCTCATCCGCGCCAAAGCGTGACCGAGTGGGCCGAGGCCAACTTGTCTTTCTCGTCCCGCTTCACCTCGTCACCGGGGCCGTTCCGCGTCCGCAGTTATCCGTATATGCGCGAGTGGCTTGACTGCTTCCACCCTGCGAGCGGCGTCCGCTCGATGGCGCTGCTCTGCGGCGCCCAGGTGGCAAAAAGCACGGCCATCCAAGTAGGCATGGCCTACCGCCTCGTCCGCGCCCCGGCTCCCGCGCTGTGGGTGCTCGACACCCAGACCAACGCCCAATCGTTTTCCGAGTCGCGCTGGCAAGTGATGATTGATGACAACGAGGTTCTGCGCGCTCAACTCCCGCGCAACAAAGACAAATTCAAGAACCTCGACCAAGCGTTTGCGCGGATGCATCTCTGGTTCATCGGCAGCAACAGCCCCGGCAACCTCGCGGGCCGCTCCATCTCGCTTCTCTGCTTGGACGAGGTGGACAAATACAAAACCAAGACCAAGCAGGAAGCCGCTGCCGTGCAGCTTGCCGTCCAGCGTGTCGCGTCCTTCCCGATGCACCTCATCGTGATGACCAGCACCCCCACGACTCAGGAAGGCTCGATCTGGAAGGCGTGGCTAGAAGGCGACCAGCGCCGCTTCTGGTTGCCGTGCCCGCATTGCGGCGAGATGACCCTGCTTTCGTGGCCGATGATGAAGTGGGACGATGACGCCCGCATTGACCAAAACCAATGGGATCTGAAGCGCGTCCGCGAAACCGCCCGCCTTGAATGTCCGCATTGCAACGGCCATATCACCGACGCACTCAAAACCAAGATGCTGCGGGGAGGGGAATGGCGCGCGGAGAACGCCAACGCATTGCCGGGGCATCGCAGCTACCACTTGTCCGCGCTTTACTCGGTTCGCCGCAGCTTCGGCGCGCTGGCCGTGAAATTCCTGCAAGACAAGTCCTCGCTCATGGGCCTGCAAGATTTCGTCAACAGCATCCTCGCCGAGCCGTGGGAAGATGCCATGACCGACGAATCCCGCCCGCTCACCGTTGGCGAATACAACCTCCGCACCGAGCCCGAAGAAGGCACCGCCCGCATCATGGCCGTGGACGTTCAGCAGGATTGTTTCTACTTCGCCTGTCGCGCCTTCGCCAAAGACGGCAGCAGCAAACTTGTGGACGAAGGCCGACTCACCACCTGGGCGGATCTGGAGTTTAAGGTGCAGGAACTCGGCCTTGACCAGCAACGCAACATCGGCGGCACGATGGCAAAGCTCGTGGTGGTGGACTCAGGCTTTCGCACCGACGAGGTGCTGGATGTCTGCCTCCGCAATCGCTACATCCCGGCCAAGGGCGAAGACCGCGCGGACGGCTACGGCGTGAAATTCGGTAAGACGCTCCGCAAAGCCATCTCCGTCCTCAAGCCGTATCGGCGCGGCTATTTCCTCATGCTGTTCTCGTCACCCGCCGCGCAGGATGTGCTTGAATGGCTGCGCGGCGGCAAAGGCCCCGCGTGGACGGTGGCCGCTGACGCAAGCGAGGAATACAAAGCGCACCTCGACGCGCACCGCAAGGTGGTCAAACGCTCGCCGCTCACGGGCCGCGAGAACTACATCTGGAAACAGATCGGGCGCAGGCCAAACCATATGCTCGACTGCGAATTAATGATTCTGGCGCTGGCCGAATACGGGAACATCATCAAGCCTGCAATAGCGGCAAATGAAGTTGAGGATGCGTGATTTTGCCGTTTTTGCTCTTGTTGGCTATTGCCTCAAGAGGTTGAAGGTTTTGCCAGTTCATTGCCAAGGCAAGCTGCCTTCCGTCTGAAAGATCAAAAGCGCAAAGCGGAACAATGTGGTCAACGTGCCAATAGCTTCCGTAGTTGTCCCAATTCATGCGCCTATCAAAACGCGACTCCAAATGCTTACGCAAAGCGTCTAAAGAGCACCCGATAAGCGCCAGAGTCGGAGCTTGTTTTGATTTGCCGCACAAAAGAGAGCAAAGACGGGCGCGCAAGTGTGACGCCATGCGAAACATTGGGTCGGTTTTTCTTTTTACGCGGGCATACTTTGCGCGCTTCTTTCTTTGCAGTGCCAGCCTCTCGGAATCAGAAAAAACCCCTTCTCTCCATTTTTTGCGCCAGCCCGTTCGGCGAGCCATCAGTTTGGGATTCAACTTGTCTCGCTCGTATCTTTTCTTCGCAAGTTCGCGCTTGTGCTGAATAAAGGAAGGGTCGCTTTTTTTGTTTTCGTGATAATAGCGAGTTGCCGACGCAAGTTTGCGCGTAGGATCTTTGGCGTAATTCTTTCTGTCCCTTTCGCGGATTTGGTCTCCAAGGCGCTGTTGCCTAAGAATACATCGCTGCCGATCTTTCTCTAAAAAAGCAGCATATTTTTCAGGGTCTTGCTTAAGACGAGAAAGCCACTCGCGCCTATATTTTGCGGCCTTGGCGCGCCGAATGGCGTCCTTGTCTGCCGCATTCCGTGACATTACAGTCGAGTCAGCTTCATTCATGTTCGCTCATGTTTGAGGTTAGATGGCGGGACGAGTTGCACCTCGTTTCGCCATCGCTATTTAGGGGCTTTTTCAAGGCAATGTCAAGCGCGGCGCTTTGACACAAGCAAGCGGAATAATGAGTCCGCGCTCCTTCGTTTTTTCGGTTTGGGTGGCAAATAATAAGGACGCGGCCAAAACCGTCAGTGCTTTGGAGGCTATTGCCTCAAACCAATTCACCGTTGCAAAGGAAGGCGGAAAGGTCATCACCTCCGTCTCAATGGGGGGCAAGAGCTACTCTTTCGCGCTGCCCCCCGACCAGACCGCAGGCACCGTCGCGGATCTGGCGTTCTATTGCTGGAAAGAGATTAAGGATCTCAGCGCCGCCAATTTGGAACTCTGGCTGACACGCAAGACCAGCAAGACCGCCATCGCGGCCTTCAACTACCCGCTGCACTGATGAAACTCGCCGACCGCTGGAAACTGGTAACGAAAGCATTCTCGCCCAAGGCGCAAAGCTACGATGCCGCGCGGCCTTCGATTCAGCGTCGATTCCCTTACAACGCCACGGCGACCGACAGCCATATCGACGTATCCGGCGCCGACCGCGAGCGGCTGATGAAGTTGAGCCGCTGGGTCTACAACAATATGCCCTTTGTCCGTGGGCTGATTTGCGAGAAGGCCAGATACGCCACAGGCACAGGCATCCGCCCGCAGGCGCGCAGCGGAGATGAAGCATGGGACAATGCCGCCGAAACTTTCTTTGAGCAATGGTCGCGCGTGGCCGACATCCAAGGCCGCTACACTTGGCGCGAGATGCAGCGCATCGCCTCGGTCGCTATCGACCGCGACGGCGAAGTGTTCTTCCGCGCCACGGCACAATCGACCGGGTATCCCGCGTTGCAACTTATCCTTGCCCACCGCATTGGCGATGCCCGCTCCTCGATCTACGAGCCGAGTAACCCGACCGCCCGCGAAGGCGCGCAGAACATCATCGACGGCGTGGTGGTCAATCCGCAGCTACGCCCGATCTTCTACCGCCATCTGGTTGGCGACGGCGTTGACCCCGCGCAGCGTTTTGAGGACATCCCGGCGCAGCAACTCATCCACGTTGGCGAGGCCAGCCAGGGCGACGAGCTCCGCTACGTCACGCCGCTCGCCCCGTCCATCAACCACCTCCGCGATGTGTCGGACGCCATCTCGTTTGAGAAGATGGCGCTCAAAATTTCCTCCTACATCGCCCTCGCCATCAAGTCGAGCAACCCGCAAGGCGCGGATTTCTTTGGCGAGGCGACCCACTCCGTCAACAGCCAAGACAACAGCGAGGTCACCGTCGAAAGCCTCGGAAACGCAGGCGGCGCCATCCCGCGCCTCGGCATGGGCGAAGACCTGATCTCGTGGACATCCAACCGCCCCACGCAAAACTTCCGCGACTTCTGCGACCTTCTCTTGAGAGAAGTCTGCCTCAACATCGGCGTGCCGTGGGAATTTGCCGCGCGTCCCGCCGATGCGGGCGGTGCGGCCTTGCGCGCCGTGTTGGTTCGCGCGCAACGCACCTTTGAGCAGCGCCAAGCCCTGCTCATCGACCGCCTCTGCTCCCGCGTGTGGGCCCACGTCATCACGCTTGGTATGCAGCGCGGCCTCATTCCGCAGAACGAAAATTGGTGGCGCGTCGAATGGCAGCGCCCGGCGGCTGCAAGCGTGGACTACGGACGCGAAGCACAAGCCAACCTCAACGATGTCCGCGCCGGCCTGCGCACTTACTCCGAGGACTACAGCGAGCGCGGCCTTGAGTGGAAAGACCAGCTTCGCCAGCGCGCCGTCGAGGCCAAATATCTGGCCGACTTGTCCGCCGAGTTTGGCATCAGCGCCGACAGCATTGCCACTTTCAATCCCAACCCTGCACCGCCGACAAACAACGGCAGCGCATTGACACCGCAGCAAGCGCAATGAACGCGCGCCACTGGTATGCAATTCAACAGACCGCAGACGGCGAAGCCGAAATTGCCATTTATGATGAGATCGGCTTTGGTGGGGTTAGCGCCAAAACATTTCTTGCCGAACTCAAAAAACTTTCCGGTCAGCGTGTTCACCTCCGCATCAATTCTGTCGGCGGATCAGTTGTCGAAGGAGCCGCAATCTACAACGCGCTACGTCGGCACAAAGGCGGCTTAGTCGTTCACATTGATGCACTTGCGGCGTCGATGGCCTCGGTCATCGCTATGGCTGGCGACGAAACGCTGATTGCCGACAACGCGCTCGTGATGATCCACAACCCGTGGGGCATGACGATGGGCGATGCCGACGAACTCCGCAAAGAAGCCGACATCCTCGACAAGCTCAAGGCCACTCTGGTCAACGCTTACGTCCGCAAGACCGGGATGGAAGCCGAGCAAGTCGCGCAAATGATGGATGACGAAACGTGGCTCGATGCCACCGAAGCCGTGGCCCTCGGTTTTGCCGACGCCATCGAAGACGGCATCGAAGCCGCCGCCTCCATCACCCCCGAAGCCGCCCGTGCGCGCTTTGACACTTTCCAAAACTCTATGGCCCGTAAATCGACCAAAACCATCAAGGCCGAAGAAGCCGCTCCCGCCGAAGTTGTCGCGGAGCCCATTGTCGAAGCCCCCGTCGCTGACGAGGCGGTTGACACTTCTTCGGAAGATAACATGAACGCCGAACTTCAAGCGAAGGTTGACGCCCTCCAGGCCGACCTCGCCGCCAAAGTCGAAGCCGAAGCCGCGCAGGCGCAAGCCAGCGAGGACATCGCCAAGGAAATTGAAACCCTCAAGGCCGAAGTCGAGCGCCTCACCGCCGAAAGCGCATCCAAGGACGAGCAGATCAATGATCTCCTTGCCGCGTCCAAAAGTGCTGGTGAACAAGCTGCGGCAATCGTCGCTTCTGTTGGCCTTGAGCCCGTGGCTGTCGTGTCTGCCGAGCAAGAACTGACGCCCGCCCAAATTTTCAACAACCTTTCTGGCGCCGAAGCCGTCGAATACTACCGCAACAACAAGCGGGAGATCATGGCCTCCGTCTACTAATCTTATGGCAACAATCAATAGTTCCCTAAACGATAAACTCATCGCGCAAGCCGCGCTTGAGTCCTTCACTGCGGATCTCGAACCGCTCTCGATTTTCACCACCTCGTATTCCAACGAAGTTGTGCGTCGTGGCGCGTCCGTCGAGGTTCCGCTCATCGCAAACCTCACCGCGACCACCTTCGCTGACTCTTACGAGGCAGACGGCGGCACGATGAACAAAGTCACGATCAACGTGGACACCCACCGCATCGTCACCGTTTCGCTGTCCGACACCGAGTATTCCAAATCCTCGGCTGCAGAGATCACGAAGTTCGCCACCCAGCAGGGCAAAGCCCTCGCGCAGTCGGTGCTGACTTCATTCTACAACCTCTTCGTCACCACGGCTGGCAGCGCCGCGCAGTATAGCGCCACGCTCACCAACCTCTCGGCCTTCACGATCACCAACGCCCGCGCCCTCCGCAAAGCGTTGAGCGACGAGAAAGCCCCGCTGACCGACCGCGCCCTCATCCTCAACACCACGCTTTACGACAGCCTCCTGTCCCAGAGCGGCCTGTTGGATGCCTCGCAGTTTGGTGGCCGTGACGTGATCTCGGAAGGCCGCGTGCCCCGCATCTTGGGCATGAATGCTTACGAGTCGCTCATCCTGCCGACCAACAGCATCAGCTTGGCTGCTATGGCCGTTCACCCGAACGCCGCCGCCATCGCCGTCCGCGCCCTTGAACCGCAGGCTCCCAGCGAGTATCTCGCCGCGACCGTGGTCAACGATCCGCAGAGTGGTCTTACTTTGGGGTATCGCCGGCATTACAACCCAAGTTCGGGCAAGCATTACGTTTCCTTCGAATGCGTCTTCGGATGCAGCCGCGCGATCACGGGTGCCGCGAAATTGGCTCTCGGAGCGTAGTTCGTCTCCATCTCCCAACCGCAACACGGAGCCCCCGGCACACGCCGGGGGTTTTCGTTTGTCCGGTTGACAGCGGCGCACCCGCCGAGATGGAGAAACAAAGCCCGCGCGAGCAGATCGCGCTTTGCGTCATCGTCGGCAACGAACCCAAACGGCTTGACCGTTGCTTGACTCAATTTGCCCCCGCCGTCAGCGAGATGGTCGTAGTCCACGCCACCGGGGCCGAAGCCAAAAGCATCAAAATTGCCGAGGTGTGCCAGAAGCACGGGGCCAAATATGATGTTTATGCCAACGCCCCCGGAAACGAGTGGCCTCACGTTGATGACTTCGGCGCCGCCCGCCAGAAATCCTTCGACCTTGCCAGCAAACCTTGGGCGCTGTGGGTGGACGCGGACGATACGCCGGGGCCAAACTTCGCGCCCGCCCTGCACGAGCTCCTTGAAAAGCACGGCGAGAACTTCGACGCCTTCGCCCTGTTCCACAATGTCGCCGGGCGCGGCATCGCCCACAACCTCCGCGAGCGCCTCGTGCTCCGCGACAAAGGCAAGTGGGTTAATCGCATCCACGAGAATTTCCAACTCGTCGCCGACGCCCGCATTGCCAAGTGCGACGAGCCGACCGTGATCCATTTGCCCGACGATGAACCCAAGCAGGGCAGCAACCGCAACCTGACCATCTTGGAGTCGATCCCCGAAGCCGAGCGCACAATCTCGGAGGTCTACCACCTGCACGGCGAATACATGGGGCAGGGACGCAAGCCAGAAGCGATGGACTTGGCCAAGAAGGCGCTGGCCCATCCCGACCTCAAAGCCACCGAACGCTACGAGCTTTGTCTAAACATCTGCGAACTCGCCCGCCCCGAAATCCTGCAAACCGACTCGCCCGAATACAAAGCCATGATGACGGCGTTGCATAGCGCCTACAAAACGCAGCCCAACCGCCGCGAAGCCTTGGCCCTACTCGGTGCCATGCACCTCGACCTCGGCGACATGGTGAGCGCCGAAGCCTATATCCGCAGCATGATGGCCCTGCCGCGCCCGATAGATAAACCGTGGACGCACCGCGACGGCCTCTACGGCTGGGCGGGGGAGGCGCTTTGGACGCAATGGCTCCGCATGGCGGGGCAGCAAGACAAAGCCGACGAGATCGAACGCGCCCGGCTCAAAGGCCACAAATACAGCATCAGCGTTTGCCACCCGACCCGCGCCCGCGCCCATCAAGCGGCCATGACGCGCAAACGCTGGCTCGATGCCGCCGCCAACCCGGAGCGCATTGAATACATTTTCGGCTTCAGCGCCGATGACGAGGAATCAGTCGGCCTGCTCTCCCGCTTTCGCCACGCGCTTTCGCCCGCCGGCAATCTTGAGCGTCCGGGCGGAACTGCCGTCCAGAACTACAACGCAGCGACCAACGCCGCCACCGGGCAGATCATCATCACCGCCCAGGATGATGTCTTCCCGCCGCTCCACTGGGATCTTGCCATCGAGGAAGCCTTGCGCGCCAAGGTGGACGCACGCCAGCCCGCCGTCCTGCAAATCAAAGACGGCTACCGCAACGACGATCTCATGGTCACGTTCTGCGTCACGCGCCCCACGTTCAAGCGTCTCGGCTACGGCGCGCAGAACATCTTGGCCCCTGACTATCCCGGCATTTTCAGCGACACCGAGTTTTCCCTGCGCGCAGGCAAAAGCGGGCTCCTCGTGCCGTCCGAGATCGTCTTCAAGCACGAGCATCCCTTTTGGAATCCCGCCGTGCCGTCCGACGATACCTACGCGATGGAGAACTCGGACGAAGCCTACCAGCTCGGCGAGAAAATCTTCCGCCGCCGCAATCCCGACCTTGCGCCCAAGCCCGCTGACACCGCCCCCAGCGCATGAGTCAGTTCGCCCAGGCTTACACCGCCGCCAGCACCGAGGCCGTCGGCACGATACGCGACCAGATCGAATACCGCGAGCGCACCTATCTGGCCGTAGTCGGAGAAGAGACTTACGGCAACCAACTCGGAGAAGGCGGCTTTGAAGCGGCGAGGGGGCTAACGGCCACCGTTCTGAAAGCAGGCGCACCGACCTTCCGCCTCGGCGGCATCGTCAAATTTCAAGACCGCCGCTACCGCATCACCGGCATCGACACCGACACCGCCACCATCGACCTGACCCTGCAAAGCCCTGACAGCAAATGAGCGCCCCCGCTTACAGCCTAGAAGAGTGCCTAGAGCGCGCCGTCGATACGGTTCTCAGCGCCGACGCCAACCTTGCCACCTGCCGCATCACCTCGGCCGACGAGTCGGACGAGGACAGCCTGCCCATGATCGCCATCCGAGCCGAAAAGCTCGATGAGCTTGTGCTTGGGATGCAAACGTGGAACACCCGCATTTCCATCACCCTGACCACAGCGGCCGACGAGACGCCCGACGAAGAGCGCAACGAGCGCCGCCTGCCCGACCCCGCCGACGATGACGAAGGCGCGGCGGGATTCAAAGAGCTTTGGCACGACCTCTGGGCCAACGTGGACGGCCCGAATTTCCTCACCAACCTCAACGCCACCGACCTTGTGAAAGTCTGGGGCATCGAATTTGACCCTGCCTCTTATGAAAACGAAACCCGCAGCTTCCGCCGCACCATCAACCTCCGAGCCTGGTGCAACGAAGCTTACCCAACGCCCGCGCCTTGAGCCCGTTGGCGGCGCGATCCGCCTGCCGAATTGGCCCGATTGCCTAGCCGACAAGGCCGTGGCGGCGAGTGTTGAGGGCGCATCGTTTGAAGGCTACGAGCAGAAAGCCGGGCAACGGACGGGCATCTATCGCGTCCGCTAAGTTGACATCGCGCCATGTTCATCATGGCAGCGACAATCGTAGGACTCACGAACATCACTTTTGGCGGCTCGGCGGAAACCGTTGCCGTTTTCACCTCTTTCTCGCAGACCTCTGACAGCGACAAAACCATCGTCGTTGACGAAGACGGCGACCATGTGGCCGTTGCTTTTCACGGCAAAAAGTCTGTTGCCTCAATGAGTGGCTTCCTGAAAGCCGCCACGCCAACCATCGGCGCGTCAATCACTCTTGCCAACGCCACGTCGGGCCTTGGCGGCGTCACTGGCACGTTTTTCGTCGATTCCGTGGCCGTGTCCCGCGCCCCGAACGACTTCCAGCAAGTTACGATCGGCGCCAGCAACCACGGCTTCTAAGCCGCGCCGTTAGGCGCAACCAGAGATCCAGATTATGCAAGCAGCCTATTACGCTACAACCGACACCAAGGTCGCCTCGTGCCTCTGCACGGTCGGCGTCCAACTTCGCCAGCAAGACCCCATCAGCCGCGTGGTGCAGAAAGGCCGCGAGGTTGTCCACTACTGGTTCGACTGCGATGGCGCGGGCGGCATCCCCACGGGCAAAATCGTCGAGGCCATCCTTGAGAGCCAAGACGCCTGCGAAGCCCTGCGCGACCAGTTGCCCGACCTCCCCGGCGCCCGCGCCGCGCTCTACAACCGCGAGATCCTGCTTGACGTGATTTTCAAAAAGACCCGCCGGCTGGTCATGGTCAATCTCCCGCAAGGCGGCGTCATGCTCGCCGACGAAAAACTTTCCCCCGAAACCAAGCGCCAAGTGGCGCAAATGGTGATGTGATCCGCCGCTCTGTTTCTTGACAGGGCATTTTAGCGCATGGCGACCGTGAGACATCTCGGCCTGTTCCCCAATTGCTTGCCGCTAAAAAATCCGTTTGCAGCACTGAATCAAGACTTTAAAACAATTAACAGCATCCCCGCCTCTGTGATGTTTTATTGGCGCGTCAAAAAGTGGACAGCCACTTTCACTCTTCCAGAAACGACATTTATTGAAGACGGCGAAGAGGTCACCCTGCCAGAAAAAGAAACAACCACAACATTTGAACGCAATGAAAAAAACGAAAAATACTTAGTTTGTGGTTTTGAAAACGGGGGAGTGGGTGGAAAAAATTGGAATATTGAAGACACACACAATTCAGAAGCCGTAGAACTAAACGTGCTATTTCCTTCATGGTTGGACAAATCTGACCAGAAAAATCCGAAAGTCCGTTGGAGGGTCGCTATTGTTTACGACGAGCTACAATATCGGGCCGGTTGGAATTTAAGGTCATTAGAGTCAACTGATGAAGATTACTATTATGAAAAAGCAGATTTGACGATGGTCGACGAAACCGTGTTTCAATTTCATTGTGAATTATATAACGATGGAATTACTGACGGAGGTCTGTTTCTTCCGTCTCTTGCTGTAACAGAATACTGGGAATACGACCCAAAAGACGGCCTCGGGCCGATCTACGACAAAACCACAGGGCGACAGCTTCGCCCATTTCCAGACTTGGCTTGACAAGTCGCTCGGGTCGATATGGACATCGACCCAGAGAAAAGAGAAGGGCTGCTTGAGGCAGCGGCGTTAGGCGCAACAAGCGAAATCGAAGGAGCGGAGCTTCGCCCGGTCACAGCGGCCACCTGGTCGCTTTTGGCCCGGCTTAAAAACGGCTTCGTCACCGGCCAGCAAGACGGCGACTACGCTTTTGCGGTCTATTCCTTCGTGTATCTGCACAGCAAGCCGATAGCGGAAATCCGCAAGCGCATCGCCACCATCGACGACCTGCGCGCGGACATCTACGAGTTCATGGATTCGCAGGCCGTAGGCAACGTCTTTGTGTATGTTCCGTGGATCACCGGCCAAATGGAGCAAGTGGCCGCGACTATCACGCAAAGCACCCCGACCGAGCCCACCGATCCAAAAGCCCCAAAAGCCTAAAGGCCCGCCCTGCTTGGCAGCTTTGCCTTGCCGCGCGGGTCGCTAAATACGGCATCAGCCTAGAGCAAGCGATCTGGCATTTTCCGCTTGCGGCGCTTAACCAGATGGTTGTCTGGGACGAGCTATGCAATGGCCGCACTCCGCGATGGATCGACAGCGGGACCGAGGGCGCGCAGAGCATTGACGCCATGCTGGCCGATGCGCTGACAGGCGGCGTTTAGTGTGCAAGTCAAAGTCACGCCAGACCAGAAAGCCGCGCAGCGGTTTCATGCGGCCATGCGCGACATTCGCAAGATCAGCGGTAAGGACTTCGAGACGGTCATAAAAAGCGAGCTTGGTGCGATGCTAAAAAGCGCCGTGCGCGGAACCAAAAAAGCCACCGAAAAAAGCATCTTTAACAACTGGCAAAAGCAGCCTGGCTCGCAATACGCCTTTGAGTATGCTGGCCCCGAGACGCGAACGGGCAAACAATACAGCGAGGCCCAGGTGGCCCGCCTGCGTCAACGAGCCGCGCAGCGCAGGGCGTCGGGCAAGCGCGGCAGGCTGGTGTATTATTTGGGCGGAAGCAATCAGTCCAAGCGGTATCCGTCTTGGCTGTGGCAACAAATTCAAGAACAGCGCCAGGCCAGCTTGCTCAACCGCCGCAAGGCGCGCGGTCTAGCCGCCTCGATGTTTGTCAAGATTGGCGACAAGCTGGGCATCCCGGTGGAAGCGCCTGGATATGTGCGCGGCGCGGCCCACCACAAGAAAGGCCCGCTTACCGAATTGATTGAGGTGCACAGCAAGGGCAGCGGCGACAAATACGAGGTCGGATTCGTTAACAACCTCACGCACATGAACCGCTGGGCGCAGGCCGGCACAGCTTTCCGCCGGGCGCTCAACGCGCGCGCCAAGTATTTCAGCAAGGCGGTAGAACTGAAGGCGGCTGGGACGATTAAGAGCGTGCTCGCCCGCTACCCCGGACTCGCGCAGATGTCTTGACACTAGAGGGCAAAGCAAATGGCCGGAGAAGCAATCAGGTTCAACGCCTCGCTCAACACCGCTGGGTTTGACTCCGGCGCTGCGCGTTTGCAGCAAGTCGCCGCTGCGACCTCCGGCAAAGTGTCGGCCTCCTTTGCCTCAATGGGCGCGAGTATTGCGGGGGTCATCGCGCCCTTTGTTGGACTTTACGCAGCGGTCAACTCGGTCAAAAACGCCTTGGATATGGGCGGGCGTCTTAACGATCTGTCTAAAACGACAGGCGAGACGGCTGGCAATTTGGCGATTTTAGAACGGGCTTTTGATAACGCTGGCGTCGGCAGCGAGCGGATGGGCATGGCAATCGCCTCGATGTCCAACTTCATGACGGACTTCCAAGCTGGAAGTAAAACCGCAAGCGCCACCATGGATCGCCTCGGCATCAGCATGGCAGACTTAGCTGGCAAATCGCCCATCGAGCAGATGCGAGTGTTCATGGCGGCGATTGCCGGCATCCAAGACCCAGCCCTGCGGACGGCGATGGCGATGGATGTTTTCAAAAAGGCGGGCAAAGAGATTGTTCCGCTGGCCTCGGATTTTGCTGGAGAGCTTGCCAATGCCCGAGGCGAACTAGGCAGCCTGCCACGCATCCTTGACGAAAACGCGGCATCGCTTGACGAGCTTGGCGACAAGCTGACCAACGCGGCTGGCAGCAAATTGACCGAGTTGGCCGTTGGCCTAACGGCTGGCGCAACAGGCGCAAAGGATTTAGCAAGCGCCCTTGCCAGCATCGACGCCGCTGGCTTTGGCGAAAAGCTAGGCAACTCCATTCGCGCAGCATTTGCCGCTCCGCAGGAATACGCAATGGCTATCGGCGAGTTTTTGCTGGCTGGCGTCCTCAAAGCCGCCAATGCCCTCGATGCCGCCATGCAGCACGCGGTCAATGTTTACTACGAACTGATGCAGAACCCGGGTTTCTGGAGCGGATTCTTTGGATACATTGAAGCAGGCTTTGCCAAGGTTGGCGCAGTTTTTACTTCGGCAATAGCCGAAGGCATCAAAAGCGTGTTGTCGGTCATGGATTGGAATCCTTTGTGGAAACCATTTACGGGCCTTGCAAAAGAAGCACTTGATGGAATCACTGCCGGCATAAATGACGCAGGAATTGCGGCCACCAACCAAATGGAGCAGGGGGCCACGCAGATGCAAGCCGCGTGGAATAATGCTACAGCTTCGTCGAAATACATCTACGAAGACACCTTTGGTGCGGAGCAGCATTTGCAGAAAGCCGCCGAGCACATGGCAAAAGCGCACGAAGCCGCCGCCACCATGAAAGACAGTTCAGCCGCCGTTGCTGAAAACTTTGGCAAGGGAAGCAAAGCAATTTCTGATGCACTTAATAATGTGCGCGGCTTTGATCTTGGCGGCGCAGCAAGCGATCCGTTCAAACTTGGCTACGGCGGTTCAAGCAATTTTCCAACTTCAGCAGGGACGGGCACCGCCCAGGATGCAACCGCCGGTAAAAGTGTTTTCGGCGGCGGTTCTTCGTCCGCTCCCAAAACATTCAACGAGAGAGTAGCCGAACTGCGCGGACAGGCGGCTCAATCAAGGTCCGATCAAAGAGCGTCTGAACTGATTGCTCGTGGTGCGTTCAATTCTGCCGTTGCAGAGCAAGATCGAGGGCAGCGCGCGTTTGACCGAGCCATGACGCAGGGCCGAATCAAAGACCTTCTAGGCGGGAAAAACTTTGGCGAAGCATACCGCGACTATCAAAGCGAAACCCGAATGGGCGACCGCATGACGCGCAGCGAGTTTGAAAAGAGCATCCGAGAAGCCGCCATGACTGAATCGGAGCGAGCCGAGCAGAAAACAAAATCGCGCGGTGGACAAGGCGACTCTGCAAAAGGCTCAAGCCAAACACCGGCCACCGAAGCCACCCTCAAGCTCATCCTTAACAAAATCAAAGAACGCCCGATCCTGGTCGCTTAACCAATGCCCTCCACCGTCATTTATAAATCCGGTTACCCGGCCAGCGGGCTTGGCAAGCCGCTGGACGCAACGGCTTCCGTCAGTAACGACGGCTTGGTTGTTGGAGATATTCGATTTCTTGTGGCCGGCGGGGCGTCAGAGTATCCGCTTGGCTCAACCGTCAGTCAAAGCCTCTTCAAATCTTTGGACGGAACCGCCTTACAGGGTCCACTGTTTGTCGAAAGGCGTTCTGTCGAAGTCAAAAACGGGATTACCCAACTGTCTCTCGGCGTTATTGGCGCGGTCAATCCGCCGCCGCTTGTGCACTCTAAATCGTCCTCAACAGCATCTTACACCGAGTCGAGGGAATACGGAGACGGAGATGTCAATACATGGTCTGTGAGTTATTTGGCAGAAACGACCTCTGTGTCCTATTGCATTTTGGCAAACTCTGTTTTCAGCGCAGTTCCGCGCGATGCCAATTTGATTGCCGTTTACGCACAGAGCGGATCGGGCATTTTGTATGGCCCAGACCGAAACACGCTCATTGTGACAAATTTCCCAGGATTTATTGCTCGCACCCTGCGAAGGATCAACGAAACGAGCATTGAAGAAAAGTCTGGAATCCAAAGGGTAACGGTCACACAGCAGCTTGTCGTGACGTGATTTATGTTGCACGAGTTCAAAAGTCAGCTGTCTGGTTCTGAGTTAAGCGCGCCGCCGTTTGTTATTCGGGCAAGCGACTTGGACAGGAATTTCAAGATTTGCTCCATCATGGACAGCAACGGCCCCGACGATCCTTACCGCGTAGATCGACCGGGCGGGCCGAATATGCCTTACCGCTTGGTTCCTCAAAAAGCCTTTGATGTCTGCGAAAACGGCAAGCCCGTCAGATACGCCTTTTTTGCCCAAAGGATTCCTGGCTCTTGACACGTCCTAGTTGGTGATGCAGGCCCGCAAATTCTATTTAGACACGCAAAGCCGGGCGTTTATTGCTTCGCCCGACTCATCTTTTTCAGCCGGTGATGCTGCTTTTTTTGAGGAGGATGTTGAGTCTATCGAGTTGTTTTTTCTGGAGCCAACGGGCGATGCCACGCGGCCATACGACTATGTCGATTACTCCGCCAACACGGTCAAATTTGCCGTAGGAAGCACTACGCCGGCGGCGCTTCAAGTGACTTGGTCGCCGCTGGCAACCGCCGTAACGGCCACCATCACGTCTCTGGTCACAGGCGGCAGCGGCTCCAATGCCCAGCAAAAGATCAGCTTGTCGCCAAAGCCGGTCATTGGGGGATTCGCTATTCAATTTCCGAGCCGCAGCGTCACGGTTAGCAGTGTTTCGGCCAATGTGTTTACCGCCGCCGACCACGGGTTGTATTCGGGGCAATCGGTCAGCCTTACCGCATTTAGCTTTACGGCCTCTTCTGTCGCAAACGACTCGAGTTATTTCGTCATCCGCAACAGCAAAGACGCTTTTTCACTGGCCTCTACCGTTTCTTCAACAACGGCCCTCACTGCCTCAGTCACTTCTGGCGGAGGCACGGTTACGTTACCAGCCACAACGACAGGACAACTTTCTTACAACGCCACACCGAGCCAAGTCGAAACAGCCATCGCTAATGCGGGTTTGGTTGCTTCGGGCATTGCTCAAATTGTTGTGACCGGATCTCCGGGCAAAGAATACACTCTGACATACGCGAACGGATCAGCTAACCGCAATTATTCAAACGTGTCGGTGGTTGGCTCAACTCTTCTCGGCCCCTACGGGCTGCAAGCCAACGTCAATTTTACGACCAACGAAATTGCAGCTTTGGTTGCTGCTGGCACAACCTCTGTCTCATTAGAAATCGAAGTCGCCGGCGGCGGAAAAAGACAGACTTATCGGCGCGGAGTTACCCTTTCCTCAGACATTATAAGCAGCGCGTCGCCAACGCCTGTTCCATCAAACAGTAGTTTCACGCTGCAATCCCCCGATGCATCCACTTGGACAATCTCCATCGACAACAGCGGCATCCTAACAGCCACCAAAAATTAAGCATGAAAACTCTTCTCACCCTCCTCCTCGCCGCTTTCTGCGCGGCCAATGGCTACGGGCAGACGATCAAGACGCTTGGTTACAACACAACAAACGGGCAGGTAGTTTATAGCGGGACCAACACACTGACGTTTATGGGAAGTAATGGAATTGTTATCGACGCTGGCGGCGGGCAAACTATTACCGTAAACGTAAGCGGTATAAATTTTCAAACTGGCCCGAATGGAAGTGTTCTTAATATCCCTTCCGACAATCCCGTTGAACTTGGAGGGGGCGTCTGGGATGATCCATCTGTCCGCTCTTCCCTCGGCTTCTCTGCAAACCTCAACACATTCTGGAAATCAACCAACTCCAGCGATGCGCGGAGTGCGGTTAACCTCGGAGCCACATGGCTCACCAACACCAACGTCACGAACTTCCGCAGCGACATTGGGTTGGGAGAAACTAACAATGGCATTTTTGCAACACTTCGTTCCACGCAGGTCGCATCATCTGGAATCTTTACCCTTACATTTGGACAAACAAATACTGGGTTTAGAGGGATCGGCGCTGGCTCTAGCGATTTTGGATATTTTAGAGACGCAGCCCTTATTTGGTACGCAGCGAACACAAACCTAACCATTCAAAGCGGCATTGCTTTTTCCACCACAGCAGCCGCTACTACCACCCGCACCAACCTCGGCTTGCCGCTCGCCGCCCTGACCAACACCAGCGACGTCACCATGATGCGGGCGCTGTCGGGGTCAACCAACACCAACCATCCGTTTAGCGGTTCTGTATCGGTAGTCGGAACCAACAACACCAACACGCTAGTTTTCTCCAACGGCATCTTGCAGGAGGTTCAATGAGCGACCAAGAACGCCGCAGCGTTAACATTGCGTTGGCGTCCTTCGCCGTGGTTCTGCTTATCCAAACAGTCGCCGTTGTATGGTGGGCCGCGACATTGCAGGCCGAAGTCAGCAACCAGGGCGAGGCTCTTGACGCGCTTTCGCCGCGCGTCGAGCGGCTTGAGGCAGACTATTACCGCAGAGGAGGAAACGCAAAATGAGCGAACTTTTCGGCAAATGCCCCGCGCAAGTTGATCTCTGCCTGCCACAAGGGCAGACATGGGACACAACCCTGCTCTGGGAGGCAGACGGCGAACCCGTGAACCTCACAGGCTGGACGGCGCGCATGATGCTCCGCACAACGGCAGAGGCCGCATCGCCCACCGTTTCGCTTTCCACCGCAACAAACACAATGACCGCCGCCAGCAACGGCGTGATCGGATTGTCTTATTCGGCCATCTCGTCTGCCACGATCACAGCAGCAACCTACCTTTACGACCTTGAAGTGGTCAATCCATCCGGCGCTGTCCGCAGGCTCATGGAAGGCCGCGCTGTCGTGAGCCGCGAGATTACCCGCTAATCACATGGGCGAGACGATCACAATACGCACGGGTTCCTCAACCGATGTCATCAAGGTCATCGAGCAAGGCCCGCAGGGGCCGCAGGGCGCTGCCGGGGCAGGGCTGACTACGCTTACGCAAACCGGCGATATGCTCTACCGAGACGCAAGCGGCGGGCAGCGCCTCGGCATCGGCACCGCAGGCCAAATTCTAAAGGTCAACAGCGGCGGCACAGCACCCGAATGGGGCGCAGCCCCGGCGTCGGGCGTGTCCAGCGTGAATACTTTGACCGGAGCCGTAGTGCTTGCCGCTGCTGACGTTTCCGCCCCCTCAATCGACAACGCCGTCCAAGAATACAATGTAACAGGCGTGCTTTTGCCAAACGGCGATTCGGGCGCTGGCGTGCAATTAACCCGCAACACATCAACGCCGCAAGCTCCAGATGGTAGCGAAAGAACATTTAACGCCGAGCAGCTTATTTATCGTAGAGTAAGCGGAACCGCACAGCGTCTTGACACCTATTTAGGGGTGAAGCTGGAGTGGCAACCAGTTGCACCGACAACTCCCACAACAAGCGGAAGCACGGGGCAGATCGCGTATTCAGACCCGTATTTTTACATTTGCGTTGGTGTAAATACTTGGAGGCGCGTCCCTGTCGCAGCGTGGTAAAGACCTATGGCACTTAACGACATTGTTGTTCCAAAAGAAAATGCGTCTGGCAAATACGATGAGGTCGTTTTGCAAAGCGAGATTCTAGCTTTTGACCAGATCAACTCGGATATTTTTGCAAACAAAGAAGATTCTGCTTCCGCTTATTTTTTTGACGGCAAACTCAATGTTTCTGGTGTCACCGAAGTGCGCTTGGAAACGCCGCTAAATTTTAATTCAGAGCAGAACAGAACAACAACTCGTTCAAATTTGGGACTCGGTTTGTCCGCCACAAAAAACACACCGACCACAGGCAACGCCTCCTCGTCAGAAGTTGTTCTCGGATCGGATACTCGCCTTTCCGACGCCCGCACCCCCACCGCCCACACCCACGGCAACCTCACGAACGCAGGAGCCATCGGCACAACCGCAAACCTCCCGCTCCGCACAGGCAGTGGCGGTGTAGTCGAGGCGGGTTCTTTCGGCACATCGGCAGGGACGTTTTGCGAGGGGAACGATGCGCGGCTTTCGGACGCGAGGACGCCCACGGCGCACAAATCGTCCCACTCCACAGGCGGCACGGATGCGCTGGCTCCAAGCGATATTGGGGCGCAGTCGTTGTTCACATCTTCAAGCATCACAAGCGCAACAACTTTGTCAGCGGGCCGCGCCCGCATCTTCGATGTAAGCAACTTTGGCAGTGCATATAACATTATTTTGCCGCTTACAAATTCGCAAAATGGAGACATCGTAGTTTTTCGCGCCACCAATCTAATTGCTGCCTCTGTCAGTATTATTTATGAGCCGTCTGGTTCATTGCCAGTCACGATTGGCACAATAACGGCAGTTGGGCAGCAATATCGCTTTATTTACAGGGCAGGGCCGCAAGATTGGACGCCCGTTGCCGTCGATACGCACACCCACGTTGTCGCAGACGTAACAGGCGCAGCCGCCAGCGGCTCCATCACCACCAGCGGCCTCACCCAAGCCACAGCGCGGATACTCGGAAGGACAAGCAGCAGCACAGGTGCCATCGAGGAGATCCAAATCGGCTCGGGCTTGAGCTTGTCGGCGGGGGAGTTGTCGGCAACGGGATCGGGCATCACCGCAGTCGGCGCATCCACCGCCGATGTCTTGAGCGTGTCGGGGTCTGATCTGGTTGCCGATGACCCAAATGCCGACCGCATCGTTTTCTACGACGATAGCGAGGGCAAGTGGCGCTATCTGGAGGCGGGATCGGGGCTGTCGATTAGCGGGACGACGATGACCGTCACCGCCACAGGCGGCGCAACAAACCTCTGGATTCCCGCCTCGGCATGGATTCCGCGCACGACATCGGGTTGCGGCGTGGACTCGGTAGAGATAGGGGCTACCAATCGCCAGAATCTCGACCAATTACTTTTTGATACAGGCAGCGAGGAGTTTGCACAGGCGCTCGTCGTTATGCCGTCCAATTACAACAACAGCACCATCACGGCCCGCTTCTACTGGACTGCATCTTCGGGTTCGGGAGGTGTAGCTTGGGGCATCAGTGGCCGCGCTTTCGGAGACGATGACCCTATCGACGCCGCCACAGGAACTCGCATCGTTGTCACCGACACGTTGCTCGCCTCCAACGATGTCCATGTGACCGCCGCCACAAGCGCCGTGACCATCGACGGGACGCCAGCGGCCAATAAGGCGATCAACTTCCAAATATCCCGCGTGGTCGCAGATGCCGCCGACACGTTGGCCGTGGATGCGCGTCTGCTCGGTGTAGAGATTCTATTCAACTGACCATGAGAGCGCGGCACAGGCATCTTAAAAGCAAAAGCCTTGGCGCAACCGTCTGTCTGGATGCTCGCTATGTTAGCGCGTCAAATGGCGATTCCGTCCAAACTTGGAGCGATCAAAGCGGCAATTCGCGTGATGCAGCGCAAGCAACAAGCGCGTCCCGACCAACATTTGTTGCTTCGGCTTCTGGGGGGCAACCCGCATTGAATTTTAACGCACAAGTAATGTCGTTTGCTTCAACAATTCCTTCCACGCGCCCCGTTTCAATAATTGCCGTGCAGTGGAAAAATGCCGCTGGCGCAAGAATCGTGTCGCTTTCTAACGAAACGGCTCGGGGTATTAACTCAAACACCTACGCGGCTACCGATTGGAGCGACGGAACCATTTACGCAAGCGGTCGGGGTATACGAGGTGGGTCTTTTGGAACTGGCAATTTTACAAGCGCCACCATTTTTAGCACCATTACAGACCAGCTTGATTCCGTTTATGTAAACGGCTCTCAGCGGACAAGAACGCAAATTGTTACAACTGGAGATAACGACAATTTTGACGCGCTTGGGCGAGTATATTTTACAGGCAATCAACCCAATGGCCGCATTGCGTTTGTCGTTGCTATTTCTGAAAACCTTACAGACGCACTACGCAAGCGCCTTGAACATTCTGCCGCTTTCGCTTGGAAAATTAGCTGCAACTAACCGCCATGACCCATCTCCGCTACGAATCCCAGACCCGCACCGAAACCGAACAGAGCGTGATCGACACATTGGTTCGCAAGGGTTGGGAGATTTATACGCCCGAACCAGTTGTGGAGGTGCCGCCGCTTTTGACCGCAGAGCAGGCCGTCTCTGCATACTTCTCGCCATACCAGACGCTCGCCCTCCAGCGTTTTGAGATGGCCCTCCTGCAAGCAGACAAGCCCCTCGGTCCGAAGATGACCGCCGCAAAGCAGTGGCTTGAAGGCGTGATGCTTTCATGGGCCGCAAACCCGACACCCGCACCAGCGGAGTCTTTCGGCGTGCCGCAGGCGAGCTTTGCGGAGGCTTCGTCTGAGGCCGTCACCGACCTCGCCGGGTAGGCTTTGACACCCCGGCGAGGGCATGGTCACCACGATCCTCGCTAGACTGAAAGAACGCAGCACATGGGCCGGACTCGCCACGCTTACAGCGGCGGTCGGCTGGAAACTCTCACCAGAGGAATGGGGCTCGATTGCCTCGGCGGTGATTGCTGCCATCTCGCTCTACGAAGTCTTTCGCCGGGAGAAGAAATAATGCGCTGGGCCTGCATGATTGCGGCCCTGCTTTTTACGGGCTGCGCGTCTATGCCCGATCTCAAAGACGGCGGCTTGCCGTTGGCTGGGTCTGGCTGGCGCATGACCGGAGGTGCTGACCTTGAGAAAAAAGCGTGGTTTCTTCTTTTTTGGCGTCCGTGGGGCAAAGCAGAAAGCGATGCCGCCATTGCCGCCGACAAGATCATCCTTCCGTGAAAAGCTGGTGGCTGAAGCACGCGCTGACGCCGAAACCGCAACCATCTGACACGCGCCCCTTGTTCGTGCGCCTCGTCTCGTCACTCAAGTTGGTTGTGCGCGGGAGTTTTCAAAAGGGCATCAACTTCATCGGCATCCGGGGCAACGCTGATTTTTAGGAAATGAAATCCTTATTTACATGGTTCAAGAACTTATTCGCGGGATCAAAGGTTGGCCCAAAAGCGACCAACGCACCATCGCCCTCGCCCTTATCAAAAAGCTCGATCTCTCCGACCTTGCCGAAGTCCTTGCCGCAGCCCATCAACGCATCCACGCCGAAGCCGACAAGCGAAGCAAAAGCAAGCGAGTGGGTCGCTGACCCCCGCAGCGAGAAAAACCTCGCCACAGTCGAGCCTCGTTTGCAGAAGTTGGGCCGTGAGTTGCTGCGCCGTCTTGCCGCCGAGGGCTTAACTTTCAAGGTCATCCAAGGCCGCAGGACGCAGGCCGAGCAGGATGCGCTCTGGGCAAAAGGTCGCACGAAGCCCGGCCCGAAAGTCACATGGACGCGCAACAGCCGACATCTTACTGGCCGCGCCATTGACCTTGCTTTATTCAGCGGAAAAAATGTGGTCTGGGAAAGCAAGCACTACACCCGCGCTGGCGAGATTGGCGAGCAGCTTGGCCTTGTATGGGGCGGGCGGTGGAAGGGCGGCAAGACGGATCGACCGCACTTTGAATTGCCAGCCTAATCGGCACAGCGATTGCTTTTGTTATTACGAAGATAAAAGGAGGACACCTATGCACCGATCAACCGAGCTTGGCCTTTTTTATGGGCCGTATGGCGGGGTCGGCTACGTCGAGCGGCACGCGCCGAGTTTCCCTGCGGGGAAGTTCAGCTTGTGGCGTTTGTTCAGACGCTTGCTGACGCTGCTGGCCTAATATGTCGATGGCTTAAACACGTTGTCGGAAACGTGTCTAAGTTTTTGCAAAACATATACACTTCTGCACAATAACTGTCACTTTGTGACAGTTAGCGCCAACCCGCAGCAATAGCGAGGAAGCCCAAGTTAGCCCCTGAATATCCAAGGAAAATTGCGGCCATCGGCCAGTTTTTTTCCAAGGCAAAACCCGCGCTGGTGGCGACATAGCACAGGGTGCAGATGAGCAAGGGCCAGAAGGTCATGCGAACAAGGAAAGCAGTTCCGCTTTTGGCTTGAGGACTTCGTTGAGCGGCAACAAACGAGTCGGCATCTTACCCCAGATCGCTTTATCCCGGTAGGCGCGGAAGCACCATTTGCGCTCGCGCAAGGTCACGTGGTAGCCGAGCAAATACGCATTGGCCTTCTGTGTGTATTCCACAAGGTTAATGGGCAGCTTGTGGCGGCGAATCTTGGCGATGCTGCGGGCCTCGCAGTCATGCTCAAGGCGGATAGATTGCAGCGTGGCCTTACGAACTCGCACGGCCTTGCCGCCCTGCAACCATGCGTCGAGGCAGGCTAGACCTTGATCGGCCAGCTTGAACCATTTGCGGTCTTGGCGAATTTGGTCGGCGTGACAGCTTTCGTGGGCCAGCACTCCGAGCCAATGCGTAAAGTCGGAGCCTGTCGCTACCTTGATATTGGTATCGTCGCACCATCCGCTGCAACGGGTCTTGCCAAGGCGCAAGGTCGCGCCACGGGCGAAGGTCAAGCTGTGCGTCCGATGGTAGCGGATGACGCACTCGCCAATAAAAGCGGCAATGCGGGTGCGCGGCTTGACTGATTTGCGGGCTGATTGCTTGCTCATTGCCGTCGTTCGCTTGCCTAAAGCAGTCGGTAATGCGGCACGGGATAAACGCCGCGCCCGGTCATTATTCGGAAACGGCGCATCTCGGCCTTGCCCTGGCGCACGAAGTCCCGCATTCGCCCGCTCACCGTGACGGGCCTGCGCTGCGTCTGGTCGGCTAAATCGGCCACAGTGAACCAGCCGGCGGGCACGGCCTCGGCGGCAACGGAAGGCGATGCTAGGGCAGCGCACCAGGCGGCGAGGTCGGCGTCTGAGCCGATTTGTTTGGGTTTGCGGCTCATAGGGGGAGGCGGTAGTGGGGGGAAAGCGTCAGCACGTTCACGGTGCAGCCGGTGCCGTCGGGAAGGTATTCGCCGTAGGCGAGGCCATGCCTCCAAGCGCACGTTGCGCGCCTTCCCGCCGCGTATTCCATGTCGAGGCGCGTTAGACATCCGATGTTGTAGCCAATGGCATCGCCATGCGTTCGCGCGGCCTCTACGGCTACGCGGTGCGTATGCCCAAACACGCAGTGCCGCCCGATCGTTTCCGCTGTGTCGCGGGCGGCTGAGACGTTGAAGAGCGCGCCGTGGAGGAATGCCGTCCCGCCTAAATCGCGGACGCTTTCGCGCAGGATGCCGCGATACGGAACGATCTCGGTTTTGTATTTGGCGAGGCCGTCGTGCATCTTCGCCATGACGGCCCCGGCGGCATAGGCGACCACGGCATTGCCGCTGTGGCATAGGGCGGCGGCTCTCGCCTCATGATTTCCATGAAACCAGATTGTCGGGCGAAGCTCATGCAGGAAAGACAAGCCAGATAGCAGATCGTCCATGAGGGACTGAGCGCGGTCTGGCTCATCAGGATCGCGCCTGGCACCGGCTCGCAGACAGGCTAGGTCGATGGCATCGCCAAGGTGCAGGCGCTGCTCGGGTTTCCAGCGATCAATAAAAGTCAGCGCGGCCTCGCGGGCTTTGGGGTCAATGTCGGACCCGTGAGAGCAAGTCAGGGCTACCCATCTTTTCCACTTTCGGGTGATCGTCGCCACGCATGGGCGAACGAGGTGTCAAAGCGTGACATAGAAAAAACGCCAATGTTGGCAATCATTGGCAGGGCTTTTGTAACTGCCTGACTATTACAAGCGAACGCTCCCCTCGAAATCGAGCGTTGGGTTAAACCAACCGTGGGTTCGAATCCCACCCCTTCCGCCAGTTTTCTCTGTAAAAGCCGCACAAGCTGAGACACTTACGCCGCTCCAGTGTTCTTGCTTGTCGCGGCTT